CTGTTGAAGGATCTACTACTTACATTTCTTCATCTACTGTAAACGTTGATGATAGTGCTATTAAGTTATCTGCTAACAATGCTGCAGATACTGTTGATATTGGTATGTATGGTAAGTATATTGATGGTGCAACTGCTACTTATGCTGGTTGGCATCGTGATGCTTCTGACTCTGGTGTGTTTAAATTCTATAAGGATTTAACTTCTGAACCTGCAGGAACTGTGAATGCTGGACATGCTAGTTATGCTCAAGGTACAATTGAGGCAACAATTGATGGTGGTACTTATTAATTAACTAAAAATTAGTAAACAAAAGAGGTGCTTCGGCACCTTTTTTATTGCACAATCAAAAGATTTTTTATTATAAATAAAGTAATGGAACAATTAATGCTTATATAAGTATGTTCCAATAATTTAAACGGTCAATATTGACCACGAACAGAGAACCATAGATATGGCATCAGTCGTAAAGATCAAAAGATCTTCCGTACAAGGAAAACGTCCTACAACAAGTGAGATTACAGGTGGTGAGTTAGCACTAAACACACGTGACGGAAAGTTATTTTCGTCAGATGGATCATCTGTATTTGAAATTGGTGCTAATGTTCACTCTCTTTCAGTAGGAACTGGTGGAATAAGTTTTGCCAATGGCACGTTTACGATGCCTACGACTGATGGTTCTTCTGGTCAAGTATTACAAACAGACGGTTCTGGTGCATTAACTTTTGATGATGCCCCAACACCTGCCGGCGCTCACGACAGCGATGGTTTCTCGGAAACGATACATTTCACGACTGGTAAAATTTTAGACAATATAGATTTTGGTTCGGTGGTTGATACTTATACTCCAGACCCATTTAATACTGCGGACACAAGTTTTCCGATATATGAATTAAACGAACCAATTGGTAGAACTGAAACATTAGATTGCGGGAGCGTAGCATAATATGGCAAGCATATTAAAATTAAGAAGAGGTAATTCGTCACAAAACGATTCGTTTACTGGTGCCAATGGTGAAATAACCTACGACTACACCAATAAAACCATACGTGTTCACGATGGATTAACAGCAGGTGGTATAAGACTTGCTAAGAATTCTGAACGTGACGACAATTTATCAGTTGCAAATGCTACAGTATTGTTTGCTGATAAAATGCAGGTAGCAAATACAATTGCTCTTGCTAATTCTAGATTAGGTAAAACATCTACTGTTACATTGACTGGCGATATTACTGCTTCGTCTACGGCATTTAGTGCTAATGCTGTATCTCTTTCTACAACCTTATCAAATTCAGGTGTAACAGCAGCAAGTTATGGTAGTGCAGCATTAATCCCAGTATTCACAGTAGATGCTAAAGGTCGTATAACTACTGCCACAACTGCTTCAGTTGCTGGTGTTACAAGTGTGACTTATTATGGTGCTAATTCGACACTAAGAATTGCTACTGCTGATGGCACTAACTTTGATACATCCATTTCTACCAACGATAAGTTGGAAGTTGCTAATGCTACTGTATTATTTAATGATAGAATGCAGGTTGCTAACACTGTATCATTGGTTAATACTAAACTAGCAAATACCAACTCATACATTGCGGCAGTATCTGCGACCGAACGTTCTGCACTTGCTAATACAAATACTTATATTGCAACCAAAGCAAATCTTGCTTCCCCAACTTTAACTGGTACACCAGTTGCACCTACTGCTGCGAATACAACTAACACTACTCAAATTGCTACTACTGCATTTGTTCAAACAGCAATTGACCTTGATATTGCAGCATTAGCAAACTCTGCTCCAGTTACTCTTAATACTTTAAATGAATTGGCCGCAGCACTGGGTGATGATGCTAACTTTGCGACTACACTTACAACTAACCTTGGTCAGAAACTAGGTTCTGCTGCAACTGTAACGTTAAATGGTGATGTATCAGGTACTTCCTCATTCAGTGCCAATGCTGTCACTATTACGACAGTCATTGCAGACGATAGTCATAACCATATTATAGGAAACGTAGACGGTTTACAAACTGATTTAGATACTAGAGCAACTTGGTCGGGTTTGACTGCAACTAACACTGCTATCAGAACTTTAGTAACTGATAGAATGCAGGTTGCTAACACAACCTTATTAGTTAATGATAGAATGCAGGTTGCTAACGTTACAACTGCTTTAGCAGGAAAATTGAGCACCAGTGGTGGCACAATTAGTGGTCACTTGATTCCTGGTGCTAATGTTACTTATGACTTAGGTTCTGCTACAAGTTCGTTCAGAGATTTATATCTATCTGGAAGTACTGTAACTCTTGGTGGTGTTCAACTTCAAGATAGTAGTGGTTCTCTAATTGTTAAAGACACATCAACAAACAATGAAGTAAAATTGTCGTCAAGTTTAGGTGTTATCATTGCAGGTAAAACTGTTATTGACTCATCAGGAAACCTCGACTCAGACCAAATCGGTAAAGGGTTTACAGACTCAACTGTATATGTTATGCCATCAGGTAATTTAGAGGGGGATGATGCATATATTGGGGAAACAGCAGGTAGTGCTGACCCATTCGGTGTCGCACTAGGAACAACATTCAATATGATGGAACCTATTGGATCGGCAAAATCTAAGGATTTAGGAACATTATAAATAATTAAAGAAAATTAGGAGTATATAAAAATGCCAACAACAGTACAATTTAGACGCGGAACCTCAACACAAAACGATGCTTTCACAGGAGCAGCTGGTGAGTTGTCTATCGATACAACAAATAAAACCATACGTGTTCACGACGGAAGTACTGCTGGTGGTGCTAGACTAGCACTTAACTCCGAAAGGGATGATAACTTATCAGTTGCAAATGCTACAGTATTGTTTGCTAATAAAATGCATGTTGCTAATGTAACTTCATTGTTTACAACTTCAGATGCATCTATTGCGACTAAGATGGCAGTGTCTAATGTAACTTCATTGTTTACAACTTCAGATGCTACTGTTGCAACTAATTCTGCGACTGAAAGATCTGCCTTAGCAAACACAAACTCATACATTGCAACTAATTCTGCGACTGAAAGATCTGCTCTTGCTAATACTAATGCTTATATTGCAACTAATTCTGCGACTGAAAGATCTGCTCTTGCTAATACTAATGCTTATATTGCAGCAGTTCAATCTGATGTTGATACAAATGAAGCAACTGAAAGATCTGCTCTTGCTAATACTAATGCTTATATTGCAACTAATTCTGCGACTGAAAGATCTGCTCTTGCTAATACTAATGCTTATATTGCGACCAAATCAACTTGGTCTGGATTAACTGGAACAAATACTGCTATTAGAACTTTAGTATCTGACAGAATGCAGGTTGCTAATGTAACTTCATTGTTTACAACTTCAGATGCTACTGCGGCAACTAAGATGGCAGTAGCAAATACAACCTTATTGGTTAATGATAGATTACAAGTAGCAAATGCTACAACTTCATTTGCATTAAAGGCAAATCTTGCTTCCCCAACTTTAACTGGAGTACCATCTGCACCTACTGCTGCGAATACAGTTAGTACCACTCAAATTGCTACTACTGCATTTGTACAGAACGTTGTTGATGTTGATATTGCAGCACTTGCGAATTCAGCACCAGTTACATTAAATACATTAAACGAACTTGCTGCTGCACTTGGTGATGATGCTAACTTTGCTACTACGTTATCAACTAATCTAGGTCAGAAACTTGGTGGTACTGCTACTGTTGCTCTTACTGGTGATATTACTGCTTCTGCTACAGCATTTAGTTCTAATACAGTTTCTCTAGCAACTTCCCTTGCTGCTGATTCAGTTGATTCTGCTGAGATTGCTGCGAGTGCTGTCGGTGCTTCTGAATTAAATGTTACTGGTAATGGTACTTCTGGTCAGTTCCTAGCATCTGATGGTGATGGAACTATGACTTGGACCACCCAAGCAGATAATGACACTACATACTCTGCTGGTGCAGGTCTTGATTTAACAAGTACAACGTTCTCGGTCGAACCAGACTTGAGGGATTCAATTACCCATATTGGGTTAGACGCTGGAGACTATATTGGTTGGACTAATAATCTTTATCAATCGTTCTTCGTTAATGCTGGTGAACGTGTTAGAATTGAAGCAGACGGTGACATACATGCCGATGGTGACCTGATTGCATACTCTACCACTATTTCGGATAGACGTTTAAAAGATAACATTCAACCTATTGAAGATGCTTTAGATAAAGTCAGACAATTGAATGGTTGTACGTTTACTTATATCGCAGACGGTAAAGAGTCTGCTGGTCTTATTGCTCAAGATGTTGAGAAAGTATTACCTTCAGCAGTAACAGAAAAAGAATTACCTCTTAAGATGGATGATGGTAAAGAATATAAGGTTCTACAATATGACCAAACAATTGGTTTATTAGTTGAAGCAATTAAAGAGCAACAAGTACAAATTGAAGAGTTACAAGCAAAGTTAAAATAACTTGACATTCCTATTGTATTAAGGTATAATAGGTGTATTAGAACAAATAAAATATTATGAAGTATAATTGGTGGTTGTGGCAATCAGAATTATCTGATGAAGTTATTGATGGTATAATTGAAAGGTGTGAAACATACCCGATCGAAGATGCTGTTGTTGGTCAATTAGATGGTGGTGATGTGTACAACAATTCTTTGCGAAGAAGCAAGATTAGATGGGTCAATGATGATTCTGAATTAAGAAAATGTATTTGGAAATTTGGAAACATTGCTAACGGAAATGCGTTTGGGTTTGATATAATTGATAATTTTGAAGTTCAATACACTTCATATTATGGAGTAGATAAAGGTTGTTATAATTGGCATACTGATAATGAATGGAATCTTCGAGGTTATTATGATAGAAAAATATCAGTTGTCATTCAATTAAACAACCCATCTGATTATGAGGGTGGTAAGTTTGAATTTGATATTGATGGGGAAATTATATCCCCAGAAGGGTTTGAAAAGAAGGGAAGTATTATAGCATTCCCTTCTTTTATGAAACATAGAGTTACAAATGTTACTAAGGGAACAAGAAATTCAATAGTATCGTGGATACAAGGTCCACATTTTAGATAAAATTGATTATAAATATAGTAAAAAATTAAGGATTAAGTTATGGCAATGCAAGCATCAGGACAAATTAAATTATCAGAGATCGCAGCAGAGTGGGGAGAAGTTGCGCCATATTCATTGAGCGATTTCTATGCTGCTGCTGCAGGTGTTCCTGCTTCTGGCGCAATCAAATTCGCTGATTTTTATGGTAAATCAGCACAGTTTGACTTAGCAATTAGTAGTAGTACGAATAATTACGACGTTTACTCTGGTGCAACAGGTGCTGGGTTTGGTGGAACTGGTAAGGTTGTATTGACTATCAACTCAGGTGTTACTATCGGATCTTCATCAACTGGTACTGCTGCATTATTGTCTGGTACTGGTTGGGGTGCTGGTTCGACGTTAGATATTGTAAACAATGGAACAATTCAAGGCGCTTCAGGATCCGCAGGATCATCTGGATCCTCAGGAAATTCAGGAACTGGAAGTGGTTCGGGTGGTTCTGGTGGTGCTGGCACTGTAAACTCTGGCCAAGGTAGTAATGGAACTGCTGGAACTGGAAGTGGAAACCCAGGAAACAGTGGTTCGCCAGGAAACAGTGGAACCAGCGGCGGAGCTGGATATGATCATCAACAATCAGGCACAACACTGGCAACATCTTTCACAACAGTCGGCACCGTAAGTGGTGGTTCGGGTGGTGCTGGTGGTGCTGGTGGACCTGGTGGTGCTGGCGGAGGTGGTGGAGGTGGCGGAGGTGGTGGTGGAAATGGATCTAACTTCAGTGGTGTAGACGGTGGTGGTGGTGGTGGAGGCGCTGGATCCCCTTCTGGTTCTGGTGCTTCTGCTGTTGGTCTTGCTGCTGCTGGCAGTGATGGTACTGCAAATGCTGGTGGACCTGGTGGTGCTGCATCTTGGAGATATACTAGGGACACTGACCCAGGATATGCTGGTTCTGGTGGAACTGGTGGTGGTCTTGGAAGCTCTGGTGGGGGTGGTGGTGCTGGATATTATAATTATTCAGGAGGTTCTTCCGCCAGTGCTGGCGGATCAGGTGGTGCTGGCGGAAGTACAGGAAATACAGGAAGTAGTGGAAGTAGTGGAAGCACAGGAAGCACAGGAAATCAAACAACAGGCAATACAAGTCAAATTTCAGGAATATAGGAAATGAATATACAAGTAAAAGAAAATGTAAATAACAGAATCAACTCTTTAGAGAAAATAATTGATTCTAGAATTGTGGATATTTCATCGGCAACATATGATAGTATTGTTTGGTCATTTATTGTAGTCAATTCTCCAACTGGTTCTACAGTCTATCACTCAAAAGATTGTGAAGAGGGTGTTTATCTAAATTACAACAATCCAGAGTCCCCAGAAATATCATTTTTAGTTGATATAGAAGGAACTTATTCTATAAAATTAACTTGTAGGTTGACTACATATACAGAAGGAACTACAGATATTAGAACCCTAGATAATGACGGAAATCTTATTGAATCTAGTGAGGTTGTTACTTTGTCAAATCATGAATTTTTAGAAAGCAATTCAATTGAATTAGTTTATAAGACTAGTGTTGATGATGGATGGATCTAGGGTTGTAGAGTTATCATTCGCAAACGGAAAAATATACAAAAAAACAAAAAGGTTTAACAATGAGTCTATTCAATCTTACGAACAGTCTGAAGATTGCGTAAGTTTTTATGAACAAAACACTTCTAGTTTTACAGATCCTATCTTTTCGTTGTTTGCAATAAAGAAATACAAAAATAACGAAACAAAAATAAAATATTATAGACCAAGTAGACAAGTATATAAAGAAATTGAAGGAAGAAACTCAACTAAAGGGGTAGATATATCAGAATATGATTTATGCCCAGATGTATCGTTATGGGTTGGGATTGCGTCATATAATGATGATGATGATAATTCTGAAATAATTTTTGCAGTAGATGATGACGAAAATTTAAAAGTAATTGCGGACTATTATTCTTTACCGTTTCCTCTTCCAAAGAATGAAAGTTTAGATACAAACCCAAAAGAATGGCATAGTAATGATTTTTATGTTGCCGTTTCTAAAAGTGATAATGTTGAATGTGAAAGTAAGTTTTTAAAAGACTTTAAACTAGGGTCTATAAAATTTACGAATAAAAAACCTATCCTTTTGAAAATGTACAAATCGAATTTTAAGGATAAAACGTATGCTAAAAAATATATATAATCTTCTGATATCGATCCAATCGAGGCAAAAAGAAATTCTCTCAGAATTTAACAAAACAAAAAATACATTAATATCTGAAATAACTGTTGGTGCAACACTCAACCCGATAATTGATCGGTTGAATTTATATTCATCTAATAAATTTAAAATCCCATCTTTAAATGGTATTGCGGAAGCTTATTCTGAATTGGATATAATATCAATTTCGATTACTGAATATGAAAGGGAACTTAACAATTTTTCTTTCGGTTGGGGTGAAAATTATCCAATGAGACGACATTATATTGCATTTTCTGATAATGATAATGCAATCGGTAAATTGTGTTTTGTTAAACACATAGAAGGGTCTTCTAAAAATCATTTCAAAATACAGAATTGGAATAAAGGTGAACCTAATGATGATAAAATCGACGAATCCTATGACAATTTACTAATGATTGTTGATGTTTGGTGTGGTGAACTACCTATGACGGACAATCAAGTATTATCGTATTACAGGCACTTATCTCAAATTTATCCTGACTCTGAGAGGTTGCATGCTATATAGTGTTGAAAATAGAGATTTACTATTCAAAGAAACATCTAAAAATTATTTAGAACTGTTGAAAAAATTTAAAAATGCAGAATTAAAAACTGTTAGTGGTCCATGGGATTTTTCTCCAATATATGAAATATTAGGTTGTATGGAAAATAGGACTGAAGAATTTAAAGAGTTTTTTGATCATATGTATGGTGATTTAGATTATACTATCGGTGCCATTGGGTTTTCAGTAATTCCTCCAGGTCGATGTGCTGCACCCCACATAGATAATCATCCACACGATGGAAGGTTTAAACGATACCACCTACCATTACAACTTCCTAAGAACGCAAGATTAAATGTGATGGAAAATGGCACAGATTTCTATAAAGAATATTCTTGGGAACTTGGTAAGTGGATGCGGTTTGAAGCATTACAACATGTACACTTCCCAACTTCAGGTGAGAATGCTGAGTTTGATAGAATCATTATCATCATGGACATATTTGAAGGTGAAATAACAAATAAGGATTTATTTGAATATTATGAAGTTATCGAAGACCTTGGTTGGTTGGAAGGAATTAATTTTAGACCATACTACGAAAAATACATCTCAGAAAAAAAAGAATAAATAAACTTGACAATTTTGTAATATCGAGGTATAATAATATAATGAAGAATTTATTTTTTAACATCCTATACTCAACAAAGAAAAGTTTCTTTTTCAGTTTCATCGTAATTGCGATTATTCTGACGTTGATTAAATATACGAGGTAGATATGGAAGCAGAAGCATTATTTTTGATAAGGTTTTTCCATATCTTATTCGGGTTCTTGTTCATCACTGTACTCTGGTATTTCAACACCGTGCATATCCCTCAAGCAATTCAACACTTATTCAAAAAGCATGAAGCAGACTGGGTTCCAGATACGGACTCTATTGAGAAGATGGATATTGCAATGAAATGCTTTAGATTAGGTATTGCTGGTGCTTGGGTAACAGGTGCTTTGTATTTGCTTATGCAAGATAGACTACTAGCAACCTTTATGTTTGAAGGTCAAAATGCATATCTAGGTGTCGGTGCTTGGATTGGGTCGATCCTACTATTCAACGTATTTGCTTATTGTTCAGTCATGTGTAACATCTGGTCTGTAATAGCACCTAAGTCTATGCAATGTGAACATACACTAATAGAAGGAGATACACCTTTACTTGCTAGAAAACGTTTCATCATCACAACTAGAATTGACTGGATGTTATCGGTCGTACTATTATTCTTTATGATGTATGGTGCTCACGGTTATGGGTTGTTTTAATGTGTTTAGTAAGTTTCTCTAAGGACGGAGAATACTCCTCAAAGAAGAAGTTTGACGTATTTAATAATAAACAACCAGTTTGGGCATACATTGAATTAACAGACTTCTGCTCTCATAAGTGTTCGTGGTGTTATGGTGACTTCCCCTCTAAGGATAAGAAATACCTCGATACAGACTCTTTAAGGGTTGTTTTGACGAAACTCAAGCAAATAGGTATTCAACAACTGTCTATCGGTGGTGGAGAACCTACGGAACATCCAGACTGGGATGAGATACAAAGTATTATCGGTGAGTATGACTTTAAGAGTAAACACCTATTAACGCACGGTGATAACTTAAACGTATCTAAATTTAAAGAAACTGGCATTACTTCTGTTCATCTAAACTATCAAGGTTCTAAACGTCATATGGCAATCCATAAGACAGACTATCAGAAACAACTAAATGGTATTGAGAACTGTAAACAAGCAGGCATCCCGATAACAGCATCTATCACAGTTGGTAAATATAACCTTAAAGACTTAGATAATATTATTAAAGAAACTGACGATCTTGGGTTTAACCGAGTAAGGTTTTGGGAAACGACTGGTGTTGGTGTAAACTTCTTAAAAGACTTAGACGTACACGATATATTTGAAGAGTGCTCAAGAGTTTCAAAGAAATACGGATATATACATTCCTACTCATATGAACCTTGGTATAGGGATGCGGATATAAACGTTCCTTGTATTCAAGTGTCAAACCTTGGAATGTATATTGACTATAATGGTAGATTAAAATTCTGTGGTGCTACTGCCAAAGATATGTTCATCACAGATATGATTAATAATGAAAGTGAAGAAATTCTTAATTCTTACTTAGAATATAATAAGAATTTTAATTGTAATAATTGTGAGGCAAGAAATGCAACCTATAAAGAACCTGACGATATTAGGTGGGGATAAATGCCAATAACTGAGTTGTCGACTGACCTTCCCACTTATGCATTTTTAAAAGAAATTGTCGACGATGCTAATGCTATTACATCAGCATTCAACTCCATACCAGCAGAAAACTATATTTCAAACTTTGCGCAACCAGATTGGCATATTCTTCCATTATATGATATAGAAACTGGTAAGTATGATGATATTGACGATTTTGTTTCCATCTCAAATTTAATAGAAAATCAACCTAAACATTTTAAAATCATTGCAGTTGGGATTTCGTCAATACCATATGGTGATTGTGTTTGGCATAACGATCCGGCAACTAATATAGACAATTTTGTCAGACTACAAATACCAATTTCAAATGTTGAAGGTTCTTTATTATCTATTGTAGAAGATGGTGGCCAAGTTATAGATTATGAGTGGGAGGAAGGAAAGTTATATCAATTTGAAAATCCAGAATCATTACACAGACCATCATATTACGGAAATAAAAACAAAAGACGACTACTATTATTAATTGATGCGTTTTTAAATAGCGAACGAACAATTGATGAGATGAAAGAATACTATTTTAAAATGAAAAATAATTTTTTAAGCGAGGAACAAATTATATAATGAAAAATGTTACTATCGTTGGTGGAGGAAGTGCTGGTTGGATGACTGCGTCATATCTATCTGTGCATAATCCAGAATTAAATATAACTGTAATTGAATCTGCTAACATCCCGACTGTTGGAGTTGGTGAAGCAACAACCCCTTATCTTATGAAATTCTTTAAGGATATTGGAATTGAAGACGAGTCTGAGTGGATGCCACATTGCAACGCAACTTATAAAATTGGAATACTTTATCAGGATTGGGACTTTATCAATTCACGTTGGTGGCACTCATTTGAAGCAGATGAAAATAAGTATTCCCATTGGAATCAAAAAAGAATTAAAGAAGGACTAGACCGTCAAGACTATTATACTTCCACTATGTTTACTGGTCATCTTGGTATGAGAGAAAGTTCTAAGTTTTTGGCAGACAAAGATGGTAATATGACAATTCCGTATTACCAATCAAAATCTTATAATGGCTGGCCACAACATTGGGCATATAATTTGAATGCTGATTTATTCGGTAAGTTTTTAAAGAAACATTCATCTAGTAAAGGTGTTACTCAAGTTACTGCTGATATTGATGATGTCATATTGAATGCAGTTGGTGAAGTTTCTTACCTTAAAGATACTGAAGGGAATGCGCACTATGCTGATTTATTCATAGACTGCACTGGATTTAAAAAATTATTAATATCAAAGGTTGAAGAGATGCCTTTTAAATCTTTAGACCCATACCTTTCACACGATAAAGCATGTGTTATTAGATATGATTACCTCGACCCAGAAAAAGAAATGATACCAAGAACTAGATCTAAGTGTTTGTCTAGTGGGTGGATGTGGCAGATTCCATTATACGATAAGATTAGTACTGGTTATGTTTACACTAGCGGTTATATTAGTGACGACCAAGCAGAACATGAGATGCGAGAGGAAATAGGGTTTGATCGATGTAAAGACGCAGAAGCATTAAAGATTAATGTTGTGTCTGGATATCAGCAAAAACCTTGGAGCAAAAATGTAGTTGCTATTGGATTATCGGCAGGGTTTATTGAACCATTAGAATCGACTGCACTTTTCGCAATTCAAATTGCTGGTATTAGGTTGAATAAAGTATTACAGAACAAGGAAACTGTTGACGAATTTAATGATCAATTTGTAGATAATTTTCACGATTTTATTGACTACATTTCAATTGGTTATTATATGAGTCATAGAAACGACACTGAGTATTGGAGGTCTAGAGGAAAGAATACTCAAATTAGTGATAGGATGAAAACATGGTTAGAACAATCTGAGCACGAGATTAAATCCCCTGATAGAAAGTTATTATTTGTTCCATCTTGTTGGATAAGTAAGACAATTGGGTTTAATAATTTCCCAATCGAAGATTTGTCTAAATATTCTGAAGAAGATATAATCCATGCTGAGGAACAAATGAACGAAATAAAGAATTTTGATTTCCATAAACTGATTCCCCAGAAAGAATATTTAGATAGGTTTGTGTACAAAATCAAATAACACCCATTATAAATAGTTCTATACAAATTCATTCCGGAACTATTCAATGGCAAACCCAACTACAAGAGAAGAACTTAAAAAGTATTGCCTAAGACGTTTAGGTGCTCCAGTCATCGAGATTAATGTTGATGAAGATCAAATACAAGACCGACTTGACGATGCACTCGCATTCTATCACGACTATCATTATGATGGTACTGAGAGAACGTTCTTAAAGCACCAACTAACTGCTTCTGATATTACTAATAAGTATATTGCAATTCCAACTACTGTTAATAGCATTATTGATATATTCCCTCTGGGAAACAATACAAGTTCTAATAACATCTTCAATGCTAAGTATCAAATCACGTTGAACGATATTCAAAACTGGACTGGTTATCAGTTTGCTAATTTTGTTATGTCAATGGAACGTATTGCTTTGATGC